CGATGGGAAGACCATGGAAAAAATCCAGCAACCAGATATTGCGCGTGCAGTAACTTGGCTTGGTGAGGCTCCTGGTAATAACATGGCAGACATCCTAAAATTTTCAAATGGTTTCAATTGGAAAGATGCTGAAGCTGCAGTACAGACATTAAATTCTAAACAAGGAGCTTCATCCGGAAAATTTGGTAGTATTGTTGAAGGAAACAAAGTGCTTTCTGCAATGGCAAATGCCGGAGCTGGTAGAGATGCGGTTGCTGCAAATGCTAATAAACAAAATGCAGACTACGATTCATTCACTAACACATATCCAAATCACACATTCGGTCCATTAAATGTTATTAAAAATGTTCTTGTTAGAGAGCAAGGTCTTAAATTCGAACAGGAATTTAAACTTAAGTTTGAATATGAATTAAGAGCTTTTGAAGGAGCCAATCCTAAAATTATGATGCTCGATCAACTTGCAAATATTTTAGCATTAACATATAACAATGCTCCTTTCTGGGGAGGTTCTGTTAGATATATTGGAGATGGGGCAGTTGCAAAACCTCTAGGTAATTTAAGTAAACTTCGAGAAGGAGATTATCTTGGATTTGCTGGAAGTATTGTAGATGATATGGGTAAAATGTTTAAAGGAGCTGGAGCTGGATTTAGTGGAGCAGCTGGTGCATTAATGAATGGTGATGTGGGAGGAGCATTAGGAGCCCTTAAAGATAATAAGTTCCTAAATAATCTTATTGGAGGAGCCGCGATGGATATGTTTAATACGCCTCAAGGTGGACAAGCGGTCGCTTCATTACTTACAGGAGATCCGACAGGACAATGGCATGTAACAATCGGAAATCCTCTTAATCCAATAATGGTAGTTGGTAATTTATGTATGCAAGATTGTAATATTACATTTGAAGGTGGAATGGGAATTCAAGATTTTCCAGAACATATGACTGTAGAAATTACATTAAAACCAGGTCGACCAAGAGATAAAGCAGAAATTGAATCAATGTTCAACTCAGGAAGAGGAAGATTTTATGTTCAACCCGATGATGTTGCAGATATTAACAAAACAGTTGATGTTAGTGCTTACGGTAATAAAGACCGAAAAGGCGGTGGTAAAGACGTCTTTGTAAACAATTTCAGAAAATTAAGTAACGGATAATGCAGTTCAATACATTAAATGGTAAAAAATTAATAGATGGTAAATATAAATTTACCAAACCTACTCTTGTGTTTTTAGAAACAAATGAAGTAATTGCGGAGCATACTGTCACTGAAGACCAAGTCGGTAGAATTGATTTAATTTCACTACTATATTATAGAAGTGCAAACTACTGCGATTATATACTAAAATGGAACGGTATTTCAAATCCATTCTCTTTAAAATTCGGGGATGTTATTGAAATTCCAAATAATAGAGAGGCTCTTAAATCTGTTAAAGAATTTAAAGTCTTAAATTCAACAAACGAACCTTCAATTAGAGACCAATTCGTCGATACTAAAAGACTTCCAGTTAAAGACGCGAAGAGAATTGAATATCTACAAAGAAAGGCTGCTCAAAAACCAAATGGAGCAAAACAAATTTTGCCTCCAAATATCTTAAAAGAAGGAGATACAAATATTAAAATCGGTAACGGTAAAATCATAATCTAAGAATGGCATCAATCAATAATCATATTCTTACAATAACAGAACCGACTATTAAGTTAGATGAGGTTGTTTTTGAATCGTTTGGCGAAGGTGAAGGAGATGCAACTAAAGCAAATACCAGCAAGGGCTATCTATTAATGGTTTCCATCAATGGGTATGTTTTTAGTGATAAAGATGTTTTAAAAATGACATTGGATTGTAATGGTCCTCTTCCGACAATAGACCTTACTCTTTCCGATAATCAAGGACTATTTACAATTGATACCTTTCCTAGAGATGGAGATGTTATTAATTTTAGAATGGGTACGCTAGACAAGAACTCATATAAAGATATTCGAATTGATTTCGATATTACAACAGCTGACCAACCTAAACAAAACTCAAATGTTAAAGGAGGAAAGTATAACTTTTCGGGTAGAATAAAAGTTCCAGGTTTATACGCAGATGAATGTAAATCTTATGGGACTGGTACTTCATTAGACCATATTGAATCAATTGCAAATGATTTAAAACTTGGAGTTGCAACCAATATTGATTCTGCTGATGATAAGATGAATCTGATCCTACCTTATAATAGTAGATTTGATACATTGGAAGATTTGGTAAGACACTCGTACATTGATGAGGATAGTTTCCAAGTATATTGTATTGACCAATTCTATTATGTTAACTATGTTAATTTGAACACACTATTAGAATCAGAAGAATCTATTGAGGAAGTTATTGCTGCTTATGAGCAAGAACTTAATGATATGCCTGGAAATGGATCAGACGATTCAGCGAATCAAACCAAAAAACCACTTATATTAACTAACCATAAGAGGGATGCAGGTACAAACCTATTTATTGAAGCACAGTCTCTAGCAAATAGCGCTGGAAATAAAACCAAAAAGAATGGTTATAAAAGAACCCTTCAATTTTTTGAAAATGATTCTGATGAGGGACTGGTAAGTCATGACATTGAACCACTTGCAAGTAAAAAAATGTCAGATATCGAAGAACCTATGAAGGGTCGAAGAGATGAAGACCGATATAAAGGTGAAACTAAAACAAAGTATACTGGTAGAAAAAACTCAGATCCAGAAACTTCACATACTCATCTAAATTATGAATATGCTGCGATAAGTAATGCACAAAACTTAGACGAGGTTAAAAAAATGTCGTTAGAAGTTTCATTGGCATCTTTTAATCCCGCAATCCACTTGTACCAAAAATTACCGGTTGCAATTTATACAAATCAACAAGATAAATTAGGTGCGGATAAAGTAATTAAAGATGCTAAAAAAGAAAAGGGATTCGAAACTACAGTAGAAGAGGATTCATCAACTGTTGAACCTGGTAAATTTGTACTTGATGAATTTTTATCAGCGTATTATGTAGTTGGAGGTATTGAATATACCTTCAAAGCAGGGGATTCTTCTGTTAAACAAAAATTAAAATTGTTACGAAGAGAATGGCCAAGTAGAATTAATAACATTAATCCAGAGACTGTTGCGGCTCAACCAACACCTGCAACTGCTCCTCCTACTCCGCCACCTACTCCGGAACCAGTTGAACCACCACCGCCGCCAGAACCACCAGCAAAACCAGAGTATACTGTTAGCGGTAAAATAGAAAGTAAAATCAAAAATTGGACGGCAAGCGTGGTACAAGGAGAATGGAAAGTTACACCAGAAGGTTCTCCAGCGCCTACTAAAATCAATATTGAATTTAAAGACACAAAAACTAGTGCATACAATCTACAACCTGCTCAAGTTGCGGCAGACGGTAAATGGACTCTAAATATTGCGAAAGAACAAATACCAGTTGGAAGATATAGTGTAACTGCTAAATTAGAAGGCCCTGGAGGAGAAACAGCAGAAGGTACTTTAGGAAATACTTCAGTTGTTAAATGGACACCAGATAGTGTTATAAGCGGACCTGATGTTATTAGACTTGGAAATGTATTCTTTAGAAATGAAGTTAAAAATGGAAAAGAGCCAGACACATTCGTTGGAACGTACACTAAGAAAGGTGAAGCAACCGATAATGGAAATACTTCTCCAATGTCTGGAAAAGTAGAAGGAACTAGTTCACAACAAGTAATTTCAGACACCCAAGCCGCTATGAGGTCAGAAATGTCGTAATAAATAAAGATAAATAGTATATGTCAGATTTTAAAACACCCATGGATTTTAGAAAGGGTTCCTATAGGAAATATCCTTACCAAGATCCAACATACCTTTCTTTTGCTCTATTATTCGATTTTTTTGATATAGAGAGTTCACCTCTTCTTGCAGGAGGTGCTGAGGCATTTTTAAAACCATTGGCAGAACAGGACTCTTTTTATGCAGAACGACTTAATGACTTACAGAATTTTATAAAAACATTAAAGGAAATTAATCAAGAATTGCCATGGTTTTGGCAATCATTAAAGGGACTTGAAAGATTACAACAATACAACCCTGAAAATGCGTACATGGGAGGTGATGATGCAAAATTAGAAATTGAAACCTTAGAATCTTTGAATCTTACAATTTCAGGTTTAATGCACTTATACAGAAGAGCAATATTCGACGAGAGAAAATGGACCTATATTATTCCTGCCAATCTAAGACTTTTTAGAATGTGGGTATATGTTACTGAAGTACGTTCAATTGCAATTGTAGAAAATGTAAAGGTTAATGGTATACCTAAAAAAATAGACAAAAATGCAATTAAAGGATTTCCTGATAACTTTAAGCCATCTCTTGATGTTGAAAACAAAAATGCAGGAATTTCTGGAACCGAAGGTCGACCTTACTTTTTAGTAGGAGCAAAATATTGCGAGTTTGATTTATCCTCAGGTACCACTGTTTTTGCTGATCTTAATAAAAACCCTGAAATGGCAAAAGAAGCCCTTACTATAAAATATCAAAAAATAGAAAAGGTTGAAGCAAGAGTATTGAATGGAATTATTACGCAAAGTTATGCTGAAGCTCAATTGTCTCCAGCGCCAGATCAAGAAATGCTTGCAAATGAAAGTAAAACTCCTGCCCAGTTTGCTAAAGATAAAATTAAAGGTAGAATTGATAAGTTTGCGGAAAAAGCAAAAGAAGACCTTAAAGCCCTTGCAGATTCTAAGAAAAAAGAATTATTGCAAAAATTAAAGGATGAAACAATAAATAGAGTTCCAACATTTGAAAATGTATTTTCAAACATTATGAGAAGAGCAGATCAAAATTCTACTGCTGCCCTAAATGATGTGGTTGCTGGAAGAAACATAGGAGCTGCAATTCAAGCTAACGTTTATGGAATCCTACCAGGTACTACAATAGGACAAGGACTAAATAAAGCGGCAATTAATAACTTAGGTAACGTTTATACTAAATAATGGCTACAGATACTGAATTAGAAAAGGATAATCTTAGAGAAACTCACTGGCTAGGTGAGGTTGTTGATAATGCGGATCCTAAAGACTGGGGAAGATGTAGAGTTAAGGTATTTGGAAAGTTTGATAAACTGCCAAATGATGCCATTCCATGGGCAACACCAATGAATAGAGATTTTGTTGGATCGCACCACACCCCAAATATTGGAACAATTGTTGCCGTTCGTTTTGACAATGGAAATCTTTATCACCCTGAATATTGGTTTCAAATCAATCAAAGTAAAGCCCTTAAAGCAGACATTCTTGAAAAATCAGGAACTGCACATAATGTTGTTTCACTAGTTTATGACGAAGTAAGAAACATAAGAATCTATCATTCGCCAGAAGATGGACTTGTAATTACCCGAGGAACTGGAGCTAAAGAGAGACCATTGATTCAAATCGATGAAAAGGGATATATTAAAATTTCGACTAGTGAAAAGATATTTTTAGACTCTGGAAACGTATTCTTAAGTAACACTGGAGAGGCAAGCGAAAATGAAGATGAACCTACAGTACGTGGAGTTTCTCTAGAAAAATGGTTAAATAAATTATTGGATGACTATAAAGCACATATCCATCCAACGCCAACTGGTCCTTCAGGACCTCCTTCACCACCGACTCCTTCGACTGTTTCAAGTCTTAAGAGCTCACATATTACATACCAGCAAAAGAATAAATAATTGGGATAAATATCCTATAAATTAAATCAATATGCCTGCACAGTGGCCAATATTCATTAATAATCTTTCCAAAAAACTGGCCAGTAGAACTTCTAAGGGTCCAGATGATATTGGCATGTTTGTTGCTAACGAATATTATAAGGCCGTAAAAACTGCTCAAACTCCATTTGGAAACATCCATAAGTCTGGACAAAAACCAATTCTTGAAGAGGGATTTAAAAAGGCATTCAATATGCTATTCAAATCTCTTGAACCCCAATTAGAAGATAAATTTGGAAACCCACTATATGATGATATGCTTGAAAGACTTCCTGGAGTAGATTTAAGTGTAAATCCAGACTGTGATTTTGAGGAGTGGACTATTAAAAACAAGGAAACAATAGAACCTTTTCAGTTTTATCCGCTATTTCCTACAACATGTATAATTCCAAAACCTCCAGTTGTTGAAACAAATCTCTATGGAGATATTGACATTACTTCTGAAAATATCGACAATCAGCCAGATTTGAGATATGTCACAATGTCCGTTATTGGCGGGGATGGAACTTCTCCATACGAATTTACATATTCATTAAATGGAGAAATACAACCGGTATTGACTTCAGATAGCGCAGGAGTTGTAAGGTTTTTGGCTCCTACGGATCCTGGTAAATATGAGTATACTTTTATTAGTGCAATGGATGCTTCTAAAAAAGCAGAAATTAAAAATATAGATAGAAGTGCTTCTATTGAAATAAAAGAGGATTCAAAGGCGGTTGAAATTAAAGTCGACCCACCAAAACCACATCAACTTGTAAAACCAATGACTGAGGCGGAACAAATCGATGAAATCGCTAATAGAGTTTACTATCAAAATGATGGAAGCGAAGAGTATTTAGATTGGGTTGAAAGACTTCCATATCATGGTAAATTTGCAACTAAGGTAAGCAAAAAAGTTTTGGAACTTCTAGACAAAGAAACTGCAGATATAAAAAAGAGCACTGGACTTAGTGGAATACCTAAATCAAATGCAACTGGAACAGTAAGTGTTAATAGTTTTAATTATGAAGATAGAATACGATCAGCCCGTGATAGTTATCGAAAATTAAGAGAAAAGTTTGATAAGTTAAATGCAAAAGATAATAAGCCATCAATCGAAAAGCGGTATGCATGGGTTGAAGTACTTCAATCTGAAATTTTAATAGAAAGAATCGAATTATCTTATAAAAATAATACCAATTATAGTCAAACAGCGGCTTCAACAACGGATAGAATTGAAAACCTATCTAAACAACTTGCAAAAGAATTGGAATTAATTAACATAGAAACTATCAAAAAAAATGTTAACGAAATTAAAGAAGTTGATTCTCTTGACTACATAATGGCTAAGATTAAGTTATACCAAACTGAGTTGATAGTTGCCCGACTTGATAAAGATGAGAAAAAAATAGATACTTTAAATAGAGAGTTAACAGTGCAGTCGCTTAGAGTTCTTAAACTTAAAAATAAAATCAAAAAAGAAGCGGCTACAAACGATAGACTTTTCCAAGAGGAATACGATGATCGACCTGATAGTTTACCAAAATTTATAACTGCGAATTTGATTTGTATATTTTCGTATGTTGAAGGAATCGATAGTAATCAAAAAGGAGCTCCAGATAAAAATCCATTGATTGCATTAACAACGCCAACATCTACTTCTGGTTACAATAATATTAATAGTAACTTGTTTAACAATAATAAAACTCCAGAAACTTATAAAGAATGGGGCGCTAGAACAGAACCTGCTCGTTTAAGAGCAAAGTTGCTTAGATATGAAATTGAAAAAGTTAGATTCAGAGAACTAAAAATACGATATGTTAACAAAATAGCAGAAGATAATAAGAAAGCTGGAAATGCGTGTGGAGCTGATGATGCATATTGTGTAATGGCAAAATGTATACTTGACTATTGGAAGTCGACTGCGGCTCAGCCATTTGCAACATCACCCCCAATATTGCCTTGTTTAATACCAGATCCTGGAAGTTACATTCCAATATATTATGGAGATGAAGCAAAATTAGGAGGAGACTTAAGAAGAGCATGGAATTCCGGTAAAAGATTTAAACTTGAACCAAATTTACAAACAGCTACCAGGGTAGTTGCAACTGCGGTAGCAGTTTCTTGTGCAAAACATCTTAAAGACCTTAAATTCATATACAATGGTAAAATTCCTGCCGGAACTGGAACCGCTCCAATGATAGGATTTTCTCCATTGGCCCTATAAAACAAATATATAACTTATAATTTATTAACCTTTTAAAAATAAAAACAATGTCACAAGACGTTTTAACAAAACAAAACGAGAATCAATCAAACGATATCTCTAACTTCGATTGGGATGCATATTCTGCAGATTGCCCATCTACTCTTAGAAAAGTAAACAAACATGTTAAAGCACCTGCTGGTGTTAAAGTCTATTCTAGAGAGCCTTATGCTCAAGAGCTTCTTAATTTAATGGAAAGTCACTGGAGCGAAAATAACCAAACGCATGAAGTACATGCCGGAGAAACCCACACTGGTAAAGTCTACGCAGTAGATATGGAATGGGCATCGATCGATATTGGATATCGTGAAATGGTATATGTTCAATTGTCAAAGGAATCTGCTATTTCAAGAGCAAAATTAATTCCTGGAACTGAAATTGCAGTTGAAATTACTGCAGAGAAAAGTAAAAGTACTAGAGGATTCTTATTAGGGTCTGTTGAAGCTGGTATTAAAGCCGCTACTTTAAGAGAAATCTTAGCGTCTGCTGAAACTGGAAATACTGCCTATATGGGAACTGTAACAAGTATGATTCCGGGTGGAGGTTACTTTGTTAACGTACAAGGAGTTGATTGTTTCATGCCAGGATCCCTTGCTGGTATTAATAAACTTGCAGACTTTGGTTCTGTAATTAACACTCAAATGTACGTTGTACCTATGAGTTACTCTCCTGAAAAAGGAACAGTAATTGTATCTCACCGAAAATATCTCCAAGCCTTGATTCCAAATGCGATTGAAGACCTTAGAAATACTCCTGGAGAAACTAAAGAGGGTAACGTAACAGGTTCTACAAAATACGGAGTATTTGTTGAATTTGATAATTGTTTAACTGGAATGATTCATGCAAATGATTTAAACCCAGAAATGGCAAGAAAACATAAGGCCAGAGAAATTAACCCTGGTGATGTTATTGAGTTCAAGATTAAAGAAATAATCAGCAATGATAAAATAACATTGACTCAATTAGAGCATGTAGAAATAAATGACCCATGGGCTGATGTTGCTACTAAGTACAAAAGCTTTCCAGTTGAAGTCAAAGGTACGATAAAATCTGTTAAAGATTATGGAGTATTTGTAGATGTTGGAGATGGAATTGTTGGATTACTTCATGTTTCAGAACTTCCTGATAATGTTAAAGTTGATTCACTTGCAAAGAACGATAACATCACAGTTCAGATCACAAGAATGGACGTGGCTAGCAGAAAGGTTTTCTTAAAACTATAATTGTTAATAACTTTAACATAATTTTAACAACCCAGATTTTCGGATCTGGGTTTTTTTGTTTATATTTACATTATAATTAAAACAGATATATAAAGCATGAACAAATTTAAAACCTTCGGACAATTCATAAACGAATCTAAACAAGACAATATTGTTAATGTTATTTTAAATTCATTGGAGCATACAATCATTGAGATGTTAGCTGCAACTGAAAAATGGTTTGTTGAGACCTTTAAACAGGAATTCACCAAATATGACAGAGAGATGGCTAGAATCAATTTAACCTACGATATGGTTAAATCTATTGAAATGTATACATTGCCAACCGATTCACTGTTATCAATGAACGTACGTAAGAGCGTTAAAGGAAATATTCAAATTGATGCTCAAATCCAAAGAGGAGAAGAGACTTATAGTTTTTCTACCGAGGCTATTTATGCAGGAGGACACAATATCCAAAGACTTCACTATAGATATATTGTTAAGACAAACATTCTAAAAACTGGTGCTAGTGAAATTGCTAAAGAATACGCTGAGAAGATTAAGAAAATGTCTAAGCTTGAAAAACTTAATAAAGAAATCGAAAGTTACGAGATTAGAATTAAAAGAACCGAAGAAAAAATTGAAGTAAATTCAAAATTGAATGATGATGAAATACTAAATGTTTTAAAGTCTGGTAAAGATTGGTATGAATGGCCAACATGGTCTGAAATCGTAGATAGAGGTGCTGCTAAAAATTATGATAATGATGAAAATATATTCAATCAAAAACAAAAAGAGCATTTAGATTTCAAGATAAAATTCTGGAAGGATATGAATGTTGATTCACAAAGAAAACACCTTGCTGATTATCAAAAAACTGTTAAAAAATTACAAGTAAAACGAGATTCTATGGTATAGTTATTTTACTTGGATATATACTTTAACCTAAGTTTAATATATCCAAATTGAATGAACAATCTAAATGAATCTAATATTTTGCAAAATGCTCTGATAGGCGTTGAATTTGAATTTTATTCAAATTTTAGTGCTGAAGAAACTGCAAAAAAACTTGAAAAATTACTTGGCAAAAAGATTCATGTCGAGGACAAAGCACATAGTGATTTTGAAGTAACTCGCGACGAATTTAAAATAGAACCTGACATGTCAGGTGGTGCCAAACTTCTTGAATTGGTTACTGGAGCCCTTCCATATACTGCGGCTCGTTTAATGATAATTAATGTTTGTCAATGGATTCAAGAGAATGGATATACAAATGACAGGTCTTCGATTCACTTAAACCTTTCGTTTGATAAATCAAAAATTGAAAACAAATATCGTATCTCTAAAATGAACGTTCTTAAATTCATTTTAGATTTTAATGAAGAGCAAGTCTTCAAATTCTTTCCTAAAAGAGAAAACTCAGCCTACGCAAAATCTATCAAATTTGTCCTACCAAAAGAGGACACTTACTTCTTTGATGGAAAACATATCAATCAACAGAATTTTATTTACCCAGATACAAAATATTACGGGATAAATTTCGATAAAAGACACAAAAACTATCTTGAATTCCGATACATTGGTGGAGCAGACTGGGAAAAGAAAACAACTACAATTCTTTATTTAGTTGACCGTTTCCTACTACAATTATGGAAATCAACCGAAAATACAAACTTCACGGAATTAAATGCAATTGAATTAAAAAAGATAGTTGCAGAAAATCAAAGAATAATCGACGCTAGAAAGGACTGGAAGACAATTAAAGATAATTGGAAAAATGTCAAGTTCACTGTCGATATGAATGATGACCCTAAAGTAGTTGACCTTTACTGGAATGCTGTTAAAGAAAGAGTGATAAGACTATTTACACATGGAGACCTTAGCAAAGGACATATTAATTACGATTCTGATGCGGGTAGGGTTCAAGTAAATGGTGGTCGTTTAGAATATTGTGTTGACCTTAGAGGATATGAATTTGTAAGTTGCTTCCTAAGAGGAGAATTTACAGAATGTGATATTTATGGATGTGACATTAATGGTTCTGATATTCACTATTGTAATTTCTATCAATCAACGCAAATTACAAGTTCCAAAGTAGATGGTTCATATATTCACGGTACATGTACCGCAAATGATTGTTACATTTATGGTAAAGGAACGTTTAAAGGAACAATGAATGGCGGAATCTTTAGAGAGGGTTCATTTGATAAAAAACTAGCTAGATTTAATGACGTTGAAATTGTTAAATCTAGAGGAATATAAAAATAAAATAAAAAGATGGGTAATATATTAATAGGCGACGCGTCGTATCAAGAACATCCAGAATGGGACACGGAATGCTTTAACAATTTTGTAGATGAACTTGCTGCAGATATAACAGGTTCGTGTATGATACCGATGAACCTTCCAAAACAAGAGGTTCAAAACATAGTTAAAAGAGCAAAAAAATGGTTCTATAAAAACTATGAGTATTCAGTACAAGAAAACTTCTTGGTAATTCCAGCCGAGATGTTTGCATCAGATCATTTTAAATATTCTAGGTCTTTTACACTTCCTGGAATGGACCCTGTAACTGGAGGTGGTGAGATATTTTCAGTATTCGCAGTGCTTGAAAAAGGAAACACGTGGGGTGGAAGTATGGACATTAACTTTACTCAAGGAGATTTTGCAATCGAAAGAATGTTAATGGGTGGAATTTATGGTGGTTCTAAAACTGGACAAGCCGCAGAAAATTTACAATACTATGTTATTAATGAATCTTTTTTCGATTTAGCTCGACAAATTTTTAAGAATCCTTACAGTTTTCATTACAGCCAATTAACACATGAGCTAAAGTTCATGGGAGAAACTCCTAAAAAAGATACAATTTTAAAGGTGTATCAAACTATTCCGGAATGCGCACTATTCCAAGATGAGGCATTTTTTAGATATTGTTCAGCTAAGATTAAAATTTCACTAGGACAAAAACTTGGAATATTTGGATTCTCCCTTCCTGGAAATATTCAAATTAATCCAGATTTAATTAAAGGTCTTGGTGAAGAGGAACTTTCTGCATTAATCGAAGAGATTAAGAGCGACGAAGGTACTGACTGGATGTTCCATTCTTAAACAAATATATAATATTATGGAATTATACATAAAAGCGTTAGAAGACCCTAATTACGATGAAAATCAATTACAAATCGATGAGGATATTGCGCTGATAATATCTCAAATCGAGACATTGATATTTACCGAGAAGGGCGATGTGATGGGAGACCCTGATTTTGGGCTTAACCTTGAAGATTACGTGTATTCTTTTATGTATAATGATACAATGTTACAAGGTGTTGTTCAAAGTGCTATTTCAAGATACGTTCCATTAGCTGCAAAAATACCAGTCCACGTTACTGTTGAATTTGCTGAATTGACCGAAAAGAATATGGTTTTTATAGATATATCTATTGACTATAGATTTGGAATAACAATCGCTATATAAAAAAATAAATGAGATGACTGAATTAAAATTTTTATCAAGAGCCAGAATTAAGGTTACTGAAATGATTGCCGATACTCGAACATATATTTCAAGAGTATATGGTCGATCAAGCGATTTATTTACAACAGCTTCACCATATTCTCAAATACTTGAAGTACTAGCCGAACTTACCAATTTAAACTTCCTTTATATTGAGGATGCTGTAGTTGAACAAAATATCCTAACAGCACAGGACCCAGAATCTATATATGGACTTGCAAGACTTGCAGGACATGATGCATTTAGAGGTTCATCTGCTCTTGGAGAATTAAAAATAAGACTAAATACTAGCGCATTTAATGATATTGAAGGAGACACTCTAAATATTCCTGCAAACTGCGTAATCAAGGCAAGTAAAAATGGTCTGGAATATATTTTAAGAACAAACAATGACCAATTTGTAATTCAAAAAAGTAGTCCAGATTATATTTACATACCAGTTATTCAGGGTAAAATTGAAAAGCAAACTCTAACAGGTACTGGTGAAAAGTTACAATCATTTAATGTAATTACTAAAAAGAATACTGATAATGACTCAGTTAGAATTAGTGTTAACAGTGAATTGTGGACTAAATATGATTCATTATATGATATGAAAGTCGGAACCAAAGGATATATGGTTAAAACAGGAATAACCGGAGGACTAGATATTTATTTTGGTAATGGTTCATTTGGAATGATTCCACCTGTTGGTTCTTCTATTGATATTGAATACCTTATTTCAGAAGGAAGTAAAGGTAATTTGACAGGTTCTAAAGACCTTAATTTTAAATTTCAAACTGAAGGTTTTGATTCTCTTGGAAACGCATGCGACCTAAATAAATTACTAGAGGCTTCTTTTACAGTTGCACCTACAATGGGTTCTGATCCTGAGAGTATTGAACTTACTAAATTGATTGCACCTTTACAAAGCCACTCATTTGTACTTGCAACTCCGGACAATTATGAGGCATTTTTATCTAAATATGGAATGTTCTCATATCTAGATGCATACAACACTACAAATGACGGATATATTGATGACGACAATGTGATTTACCTATTCATGTTACCAGATACAAAAAGAAAACTGACTAAAAATAACGACTATTTTAATCTACATCAAGAGGAATTCTTTTTCTCAGAAGAGGAAAAGAACGGAATCCTTAGAACTTTAGAAAATTCAGGTAGACAAATGGTAACAACTGAAGTTAAGATTGTGGAGCCTAAAGTTCAATATTTTAGAATGGATGTTAAAGTTAGATATTTCGAAGGGTACAATAAGATTAATCTTTTTGGAGAGATTCGCACAAAAATTTCTCAGTACTTAATTAATATAACACGTAGAGACCGTTTACCAAAATCAGATATTATTGCACTATTAGAAGGTATCGAAGGAATCGACTCTGTTAATGTAAGATTTGTTTCTGAAAAGGAAGAGACGGCTAGAAGATTAGGTTACTATACAAGTGAAACTGTGACTGTAACTCCTTCAACTACAACACTTGAAGACATTGGAAATGGAAAACAAAAATACGTTTTCTTTAAAAGAAATGTAACTACTACTCTAGTTAACTTTGAACCAAATGCACCGCTTCCAGAGAATGTAATTAATCTAGATTCTTTTGGAGATATTATTTTAGAGAAAGAAGAGGTTGCACTATTCAGAGGAGGTTGGGTAGATCGTGAAGGTGCTACAGTACTTGATGATGCTAAAGTTGGAGAAATGGCGGCACTATCAGTTTACTTTGATGAACCTGCGGTACCAAATACAGTTTTTAGTAGAATTCAAGCTCAAAATAGAAAAGCACTATAATGGGTATTTTAAGTAATTTATTTAAAGTTCGTAAGGTAAAAAGTTATGATACTCGACTTTCGGCAATGGACCAAAGGTTACATGAGGGTAATGATTACCGAACAAATATATTAAGCAATTCATTATCAAAATACATACAGAGAAATGATACAATGTATGATTTTATTACGATGATGCAACATGTTGTCGCCGACTGGGTTGATTCTGTTTCTTATTTAAAAGCATACAAATCATATACAGTTAGAAAAGACGATAAAAAAGTTAAGTAAGAATGGCAAATCCAAATTTAAGATTTTTTGATAGCGAATCAAATGACCTAAACCTTCTATATAATTCAGAGACGAATATATGGGAGGGAGTTTGTTATTTACCGAAAGTATCAACTGGACTATACGAGACCCTAACAATATACATATTAGAACAAGTAGAAGGTGAACTTGGAGGAGACAAGTTTATTACTCCAATTGGATCTGGTAATTATAACAATAAACTTAAGTTTAAGTTTTTTAGTGGTTACGAATTTAGTGAAGACATATTCATGTACAGCGCTAAAAATAATAATGGAGTACTTGAAATTCAAAAGGATGAGGTTCAAATTCATAATATATTAGACCCAAGCGCTGCAGTAGGAACAAATTCAAATGGTTTTAAAATAATTGGTGATAATATTCCAATGGTTCCAGTTAAGTGTAATATTGCACTTATGAGTGAGGAAGATAATTATCATACCCGAATTCTTGACATTTATGAATATACTTCCGGAGAACAAGATAGTCCCGAAGTATTAATTGCAAGCATTAGAATTTATGGAGAAACCGAAGCTGAAGATGAAAGATTATCGGTTCTACTATCAAATATGGGAATGTCCCTATCTGAGGAAGAGTATTTGATACTTAAAGATTCGAACATTTTAGAGATGTCTCCTGACTGGATTTTAATGAATCAAAAGAGAAAAGAACTTCTCTTACAAGCTTCTGAAATAAAACCATTCATTGGTACTTATAAAGCACTATTAAATGCCATTGATTTTTATGGTTACAATAAAATAACGATCAAAGAATATTGGTTGAATATTAATGAACAGGCAGAAAACTTTGGAAAATTACAAGCAATTGCACTTCCAAATCAAGACACTGTTGGATTTCTTGCAAACAAAACCCAAGGAAACCAGTTGCCAAGTTCTAATTTAAAAAAGACTAGCAGATTTTCTCTTGTCTATAGATTAAATGAGGCCGATGGAAATGTTGACGAGTGGGATATCCCAACTGTGGTTGAATCGACCGATTATAGCCCAGATGAAGTGCTTATAAAACTATACGGACTTAAGAATAAATTACAAGAAAAATACTTGCCACTTCAGGCTAAAATCGTAGATATTACAGGAGAAGGTGATTATTTCGGACAATTTAATTTAAACGTTTGGAACAATCAGCATTCTATTAAAGACCAGACGGCTGGACAAAATGTTGATTTTAGCAGATACCCAAAGGATAGACAATTATTTATTGAAGACTTAAGAAAGGTTGATTATAGATTAACCGGAATTAACCAAGACTTTTCTGCTCTTAGTGTTAATAATAGAGAGGCTATCGCCAATTCTATTATTAATTTTTATGATGGATATTATCTTGACGAGTTGTCAAGCTTTAATACTCTTGCTGGAATTCCAGTAGGATGTCCTATTGTTTTAAATGCAGACTCATTTATTGGAAGCTGGGATTCTGCGGAATTTACGTGGTTAGACGCCGGTAAAGATTATGTAGGTGGTGCGGTTGGATATAACTTTTTTGATGATTTTCCACCACTTAATCCTCCTGCGTCTGGTGTCAGACCCAATACAATATGTCTTGGACCAACATGTCCTGTACCAGTACCTATTGGAACCGTACCAGTAGGGACAGCGCCAACAGTAAACTTTACCAATTGGGATTATTTGCATGCAAATGAACAATACGTTTTATGTACGTGGGATAATTGGTGGAGACAAGGAATCTACGAATTAGAATGGACAATACTTGGACCTAGAGGTTATTCAGAATCTTTTAGAGGACCTGTTGGATTCTATGATATTACCGGAACATTCCGCCCAAGATACCAACAATTTCCTGTAGTACTTCCGTACGCTGGAACCTACTCTGTTGAATTGTCTATATTTGACCTTTATAATGTTCGAAGTTCTTATAGAAAACCTGACTATTTTGAAGTTAAAAACAAAAACGTTGAGGTTTATGGAATATTCCAAAGAATGTTACCTCAATTAAATTGGAACCAATACAAGTACGATTACGATGTTGCAGGTAGTGACTGGGATTGGGCTAGAGAGAATACAATCGATGTTGATAGTGTTATCGCAACATATTATTTAACGTTAGACCGGGCCAACTATGTTCACGACGAAGAGAATGGTGTAGAGTTTTCTACAGTTCGAAGATATGTCGATCCAAATACAATCACTGGTTTTAATGAAACTGCTGGACCGTACCAGTGGAGAGCCCTAAGAACCCAAGTATGGGAAGATGGTGAAGAGATTAATTGGGATATGATGCGGGTTGGAGCAGACATAAACTCATCATTTAAGATAGATTTAAGACAATCGATGGGTTATAGTAATGGATATGAGTTTTATGTAACGCAATATGACGTAAATTCAAACCTATTAATTACTGATTCATACGAAATACAATCAACATATCCTGCCGACGAAAATGATTTGAATGCATGGATGGATATTGCAGATGAACTTTCTCAATTAGATCCGGTAGCACATCCAATCCTAACAAAATTTAATTACAATCCAATATTGGTTGACGTTAATTACGATGGAATTGAAGATGAATGTTATTATATTTTAGTAGTTGCTGAAGAACCTTCAAGAACTCATGATTATTCTAGCGTTGGTTTTAATAATATTGTAGGTGGAGAAGTAGTTGCAGGATCTGAACTTCATTTTGAAAGTTATAACCCAAACTATCAGGACTTATGCGTCATCGATAGTCACATGGAAGTTAAAAGATTAAATCATGTTACGTTTTCATACGATACTACAAATATGCCTGGTATTATTGGACAGCGATGGACGCTTAAAAATAATAACGAGAATGTAAATGATATATATTATAGTAATACATGGCTGACATATCTATTCAAATACAAAGGTGATTATACCATTGAATTAGAATTGACCGACGTGAATGGAAATAAAAACACAATAAATAAAAATATATTAAAAATCATTTAAAATGGCAAGTATAACAACAATCTTAGGAACCGACAGTGTTTCTTCATCTAGAATCGTAATTAATAACAATTTTGCTGCACTTAATCAAGAATTAGCAGATATCTCTACGTTGTTTAATACGACATCACAAACTCTTACGTTAACAGGATTAATTACTGGAGGTACTTTAAAAGTTAATAATGGAACTATTGACACGTTCAAGGTTAATAATGCCGATGCTGATGTAAACGTACCAATTAACTTTAATCAGGATGTTACTCTTAATAAGGGATTAATGCATTCAGTATATTATAATGCAACAACACTTCCTGCTGCAAATGCGTATGAGTATACGACATACATTTTAGATGCTACTGCACCTGCATTTTTTGGTAATTCTGTAGTTTTAGCAGATGCAGATCATGGGCAAGAAATTACGTTTATTGCAAATGGTGGAATGGTTGAAATCGATACCTCTTCTACTAACATCGCGGTTTCAAATTCAAGTAATATATCTATAAATGAAAATGGTTCTTTAACGCTAAGATATATTGATGATACTGGACTTTTCTATGTAATTTCTTCATCTAATTGCAGTGGAATAGTATTCTAATATTAATAAAAACAAAAACGATTAAATGGCAACACCATTAATAAGAATACCCCAAGAACAGGGAGGTACATTGTATGCATTTTCAAGTGCTGCTCGAGATTTGACAAGGGCTTATTATAATCCTGATATAAATTTTGAGTACTCTAAGTTTGCGTTAATCGATATTCCAGTAGTATCAGATCCAGGAACTAGTGGATTTAACTTTATTCAATTTGAAAATTTATACGAAGGTGGACTAGTTCCTCCAGGAGGACAAGCTCCTTCATATACTCCTGATGGAAATGCAAATGTCGATTTTGCACAGACTCTACAGAATTATGCTCTTAATTTCGAGAATTTTATTCTAACAGATGATGACTTTGACAATTCATTGTATTCTACCGATGCTGAAAAAATATTATTTAAGTGGTTACATCATATTGGTGCATTCGAGGTAAAAGCCGCGAATTCACAGCAAGTTATTAGTGGTTATTCTAGAGCAATAGAAAATGAAGACACTACAAATACCGGTAATAATTATTCTAGAGTTGTAAAGTACATTGGAAATATCGACGTTTCAAATGATAAAAATTATCAAGGAAATACTTACAATGAAATATTTGTAAATGTTCCATCTTCAGTAGGTTACACTCCAGAGATATTATTTAAGTCAACTGCGTACAACACAACTGCAACGTCATACCAACCGGGTAGTGAAATTAATGGTAGAAGTGGACAAACACATCCAGATGCTTTCTTAGGATTAGAATCAATTGCAGATAACGACAATGGTACTATAAGTTTAGATCCGGTAGACCTATATGATTATGGTATTGAATGGAACTCAACATTATATTCTAAAATTGCAAATGACCCGCAATTAAATAATTTTTTAGAGTATTCTAAAAGAGGAGGAGACTTTAGGTTTAATGCAATCCTTGTTTACTATGATTTATATTCAAAATCAAATGTTGCCAATAAATCAACCAATCTTTATGGCATATTGATATTAGATAACTTTAAAGATGACCCTAATACTACAGGATGGTACATACCAGAATTAACAAAGTATAAACCAAATGATGTAACAGGTCTTAATGGTAATGCGTTTGCTCTTAAATTAAATGTAAAATTTAACTCTTCATTAGATAATGTAGGTGTTGAATTAAACATCAATGACTACTCTACGTTTTCCATGGACATTTTCTTGGATACGACGACTGCTCTTGAAAATGCTGCTAAACTATTAGTTGACGCTGCAAATTCATATGCTTCAATCGCTGAAAGAGTAGCCTACCTAGAAAATTTAGTTGCGTCTAGTACTTCAACTGATTATTCTACGAAAATTTCAGCGCTAGAAACTGCAGTTGAAAATGCATCTTTAAATTATGCATCTTCTACTTCAATTTTAGATATGATTACTTCGGTAA